CTAACCAGCAGTACATAAAACCAATTAGTGGAGAAAACAAATGGAAACCCAACCAATGAAAGTACTGACAAAAAAAGATATCCTCCGAGTTACCGAGCTGAAAAGACAGATGGTTGATGTCCCTGAATGGGGAGGAGCCGTTTGTGTCCAGGAAATGACCGGAGAAGCCCGCGCCGAGTACGATAAGTGGCTCGTTGAAAAAGGGAATGTCGGGGGAATGAGGGTCAGAGTCTTAATCGCAACGGTCGTTGATCCGGAAACAGGGAAACCCCTATTCTCGGAGATTGATATCCCGGACCTGCTCTCCAAGTCCTCCCTGGCAATTGAAAGAATCTCTGATATCGGTGGGGATCTTTCCGGTTTATCCAAGAAAAAAGAGGATGAACAAATAAAAAACTTAGAAACAGCCCTGAACGTCGGTTCGCTTTCCGACTTTGTAAAGAGTTAGGATACGCTCATCCGGATTATTTGTTCCAACATCTCACTTCTAGTCAATTCTCTGAGTGGATGTCTTATGAGAAGTTGGAACCATTCGGGGCTGGTCATGAAAGAAATTTAGCAAATTGGTTGTGCATGACAATCGCTAATTTCTCCGATTTAATGATAAAAGGGGATGATGGGAAGAGAAAGTTATGGGAACCTTCAGACTTCATTCCGAATCCTGTGGAAGAACCAAAAAAAGTAGAGATAAAGAAAAAACAAAGTACTGAGGAATTAAAGACGGCTTTGTTGGGAATTGCTTATAATAGCAAGCGTATCGAAGAAAAGAAAAAGAAGATTGCAGAACGGGCCGAACGGAAAGCAAAAGCACGGAGAGAACGAAAATGATTGATTTAGGTTCAATGTATACCAGGATTCAGGCTGATACTTCACAACTTCATAAAGCCGAGAGTGATATCAAGTCGTTTGCTGGACGTGCCGCTACTCTATTCGCTAGTATATATTCGGTTCAGCAAGCTGCTAATTTTGTAAAAACAGTTACGTTTGCCACTGCCCGGTTTGACACTATGGGCATAGTAATGAATCGTGTTGGTAATAATGCCGGTTTTTCTACGAGTCAGATGGAAAAGTATGAAATGGCTTTGCGGAAAACCGGCATTTCCATGACTGCTGCTCGGGAAACAATGTCAAGAATGGCATTGGCTCAAATTGATTTGACGAAAAGTACAGAATTGGCTACGATTGCTCAAGGTGCCGCAATTATTGCAGATATCAATTCTTCAGAAGCATTTGAAAGAATGATTCATGGTATTCAATCAGGCGAAACCGAGGTACTAAAAACGATTGGAATTAATGTTGATTTTCAAGCCTCTTATAAAAAACTTGCTGATCAATTAGGGGTAAATGTCAAGCTGCTTACCCAACAGGAGAAAGTACAGGCAAGGACAAATGCTGTTTTAGCGCAAACTCCAAAATTTTTAGGAATCTATTCTGATGCAATGGATTCTCCAATGAAAAAGTTCAATACCTTAACAGGAAGATTAATCCCTGATTTTGAGGTTGCACTTGGGAGACTTTTTCAACCTGCTTTTGGGACTGCCGTTGACGTAGCAACTGCTAAATTAAAAGAATTTCAGGCTCAATTAGATGATAAAACTTTAAAGGAATGGGGAGAAAACATAAATATTGCTGTAAAGTTCGTTGCTGAATATGGTGGTTCTATCGTTGAATTAACAGGATTCTTACTTGCTGCAAAAGGTGCTCAGTTATTACTTAATGCTGCTGTAAGTGCAAATCCATATGTTATGGCTGCGGGCGCTTTGGTAATTCTGAATAAGGAACTTGAAACTTATAATATGAATTTGGGAAGTCTTCCTAAATCATATAATGCTTTTGTCCAGTCACTTAATGCAATGATAACTGGGAGAAAACAATTTTATGATCCCAAAACAGGAAAAATTACTTTAGAAGTATTAAGTGAAGAAGAAAAAGGGATGAGAAGAATCGCCCAGTTACAAAAAGAACTGAGTGAAGGAAAGAAGTGGTATGATGGAGGGCTGTTAGGAAAATCACAAAGATTCGATAAGATCAAAAAAGAAATTAAAGAAATACAGGAAGCCCTGGAAGAAGCACCAGGGAATAAACGATTAGAAGAAGCATTAAAAGCCGCGGAGGAACGGGCAAAAATTATTAAACCTGTTCCTGAAGAAAGACCCAAAGATGAAGACGCAAAAGGCCGTGCTGAGAACTGGAACGCTGTTCTTAATGCTCAAATTGCTTACCTGAACGCCGCTGAAGAAAGAAAGATGGCGACCATTCTTGCTTCAAATGCTTTAGAGCAAGAAGCAAATCAGAGTAATTATGATTTAGGGCTTTCCGATTATTCAACTTACTTAGAAAAGAAACAGGAATTAACAGAATCAGCCCTTCAAACCAATTTAGAGGCAAAACAGAGAGAACTAGCTACAGCGGAAGCAGCTCTTGGTAAATTGACTCCATCCGTTGGAAAAGAAGGACAACCTCGGGCTGATAAAGATGCTCAAGCTGAATTCCAGGCAATGCAACGAATCGAGGAAGCAAAACGGGGAGTGATCGAAGCTGAAAATGATTTGGCTAAAGCAAGGAATCAAGGGTTAGTTGAAACTATTCAAGGGAATAAGGAGGTTAAAAATAGTTATAAACAAATAGAAATCCAACTATTACAAATGCAGGGAAAACCAATTGAGGCCGCGAAACTTCAGGCTCAAATGGATGAAGAATCCATTGAGCGTAGACGATTGATCGAGGCCGCTATTAATAAAGTATCCGGAGCACAAGAAGCACTTGACAATTTAAGGAAACAATCAGCGATAGAAATACGTAATTTAGAGTTAGATGAACTTACAAAAAAAGGGCAAGCTCAACAAGGAATTGCTGATATAAATAATGAATTCCAAAAATCGAGAGAGATCCAAATCCAACTCCTGGATATTGAAATTAAAAGAGCAGAACTGAATGGGGATCTAAAAGAACAAATCGATTTATTAAAAGAACAAAAGGAAGCTTTGGAGGATTTACAAACCCCACTCGGAGCTTTTACCAAAGGTTGGGAAGATGCTACGGCAAGTTGGCGTGATCAATCTCAAATAATGCAGGATGTAGCGAAAGAAACTGCCCAGGCTATGCAATCATCCTTCACTGATTTCTTTTTTGATCTTCTTGAAGGGAAATTAAAAACCTTAGGTGATTATGCCCGATCATTCCTCCGAGCTATCAACCAAGAAATTGCTAGTACTCTTGCGAAAATGGTTGTCGGGAACATGGGGAGTGGAAGCGGAAGTATAACCAGTGGTATCATCGGGGGGATCCTCGGGATATTTGGAGCAGTTAGCGGTAGTGGTTCGACCTCTACAGCTTCGACCTCTACAGCTTCGACATCTTCCTCGGGAGCTGGATTAGCGAACACATCCAGCATGAACTGGGGAGGTCGTCATTCGGGCGGATTAGTAGGAACGGATAAACCGACATTCCAAAGAGAGTTACCTCCAGGTTCTCATTTAGGTGTTCCCCGGCTTCATGAAGGGTTACAAATGGGGGAATTTAAAACCATTTTGAAAAGAGATGAGATGGTTTTAACTAAACAACAACAAGATACTTTAGTTGAGCAGTTTAATCAATTTCGTCGGTTATTCGATCCAAGTAAAGAAGGTAATCAACAATCCTTTGAAGCTCCGAAACAATCTGACTGGGGGAAATCCAAGGTTGATGATCAACAACAATCTTTTGAGAATTCTAAAAGGGAAAGGATCCTTTTAGATGGTAGTCAACAAAAGGACTTAATTAACTTATTAATTAGATATCGTCGCCCTTGGTCGAATGAAGAAGATAAACAAAAATTACTCGAGGCTTTAAATAATTTAGAAAATAATAAGAAGGAAGTTCAACCCGGAATCGAGAATCAACTACCCTTCAGAGCTATAAATCGATTAGAACCGGATACTAATTCTGATCAAGGGAAATCTAAAATTGAGAATAGACGGTTATTCGAAACTTTCAGTCGATTGGAACCAGATGCCCGTTCGGAGCGAAGACAATCAAAAGGTGATATTTCTGTAAATGTCCCAATTAATATTCAGGGAAACCAGGAGGTTTCCCGTCAGTTATCAGCAGATTTGAAACGTAAAATAGAGCGGGTTGTTGTGGAAACTCTTAAGGAGCACTCATAATGGCTAAAATGACCTTGGGTGGATATACATTCACCGATAATCCTTCCGAAGTTTCTGATTTAATGACTCCAGTACGGCATACTGCTGTTGTTAAGACTTATACCTCTATCGCTTTCTTTTCCTGGGGTAGTTCTATGATTGGAAAGGAAATAACACTTCGATGGTTGGGTATGACCACTGATCAGTACGAAGTACATGAAGCTCAGTTGGTAAATGATGTTCCTATCTCTTTCGACCCCCAAGATGGAAGTAGTCAATCCTTCACTGTTGAAGTCCGGAGGTTATCCGGTAAAATGGTTCTAACAACAAATGGAGAACATAGGGTCGATGTCGAAATGGATCTTTTATTTTTAAGTGAAGGAGCCTAAAATGGCCTTGTCGCTTTCTGCCCCATTACTTTCTGCTCAGACTGCTGTTAGTCGACGACCCATAATGACGATGAGTTCCGGCCGATTGGGAGTGGATTTCCCCCTGGTTGGGAAACCTTTCGCAAATACAGAATTGGATACTCAAGCATATTCTTTTGCAACCTTTTTAAATGATGGTCGGCTTGCAGCATTTTATGTAAGTGTTGATGATCAAACGGGAGGGGATGACCTTCGTTATCTTGTGACAGATACAGGAGTAACTACTTTTGGAAATTATGTTGTAGTTGATTCCAATGGTACTTATTCTTATGAGTATATTGATGGGGTTGTCCAGAGTATCACAAGTAATATACTTCTTGCTACTCAATACGGGACTGATGCCTTAATGATGTATAGGGTTTCTCCCGCGGGAGTAAAATTAGGATCAACTCAAATAGCAGTTACGGGATTATTAGGGGTGACAGTTGCAAAAACAGATACAGGGTACGCAGCCATATATCTTAAATTAGTTGGGGCTGTTTATTCTTTTAATCTGATTACATCCTCCGATTTTATTACATGGTCCGCTCCTACGGTCCTGTCAATTGTAAATGGTTCTCTATATTTCGATGATTCGGTCCCGATAAAGCATCCAAAACTTTATCGGCTTGCTGATACTACTTATATTTTGGTTTTCTCCTATGCTTCCTTGGTAGATGATGATTCTATAATTTACAACCTTGGATATTCAACTTCGGCTGACTTATCTATTTGGGCGGATATGCTTCCTATAACAGCAAACCAAGACATTTATAAAGATTATGTGTTTCCCGATTTGATTCAAAGAAATGATGGAAGTATCTTCCTTGTTGCCGAGGAAGATAATATCTACCTTCAAATGGATAATACTGTTTTTGGTTGGGATGGTAATAGATTGTTTACTCCAAGTAATATATTTGTCGATGATGCTGGGGGAAAACTCTATATAACGGCTACAGGGTCATTGAATATTTTAAGTGCTTTCGTTCAGATTGATCTGGCTACCTGGACGATCGATAAAATGTTTAATGATGTAACTACTCCACCTGTACCTCCAATCTTTTTTTCTGGAGCTTTGCTTGTCCCTCCTGATGCTTGTTTAAATGCCGTTGATTATGCCTGTTCTTTTGTGGATGGCCGATTAATTGCTTGCGTTGCTAAATTTTCTACAGATACTATTACGGGTTATTATTTTGAAGATTATTCCGTTGAATTCGGTTCTTCCGCTGCGCAGAATGTGACCCATGATATTTATGGTACAGAGTTTCATAATGGATGGGGAGGATGGGCCGTTCGTAATACAGCAATAATTGATGATAAGTTATATATTGCTTTTCATAATACCCATATCTATTCTTCTCATCAAGTATTGATTGGTTATTTAGATTTAACGGATGCTGTTGCTCCTTTCCTTTTTACGATTGTTGGTGCTTATGGTGGGCAGGGGGAAGAGGAAGATTCAATAAAAATCATTTAT